ATGATCATCCCCCTGAATAAAAACCGGAGATGATGCCAGTTAGCCGTTATCTCTGCATTTTCATAAACGTTGGTTTGGGAGAAGCGGCAAAACGGAATGTGGGCACAGGAGATAATCAGATACCGGATATGGGAGCATTCGCTTCTGGTTCGGGATGGTTCAGGCTACCAGGTGGATATATTGTTCAGTTTGGCACTTTTTCAGGAAACACGACCCGCTTTATCAGTGGACACTTCCCTATACCATTCCCTAATCAGCCGATGGTTTCAGTCAGTGTTATGTCTGATAACGTTCAGTCAGACCCGTCGATTCCTGCTCCGCAGGTTTTGTCTGTAAATTTTGAACATATCAGTAATTCAGCGTGGCGTGTGGCAACCAGTGATATCTCACAGCAATACAGATTCAGTTATATTTCGATAGGACGGTAGAAATGCAGAAATATATTTTCAGCGCCGATAAAAATGCGTTTTTCCCTGTGGAGCTTAAAATCGCTTATCAGGAATCCGGCGAATGGCCCGATGATGGAATCGAAATTGACGACACTGTTGCCGCCGAATTTATGAAGGAAGCACCAGAAGGAAAATACAGAGGTGTCATCGACGGAATGCCTGCATGGATTGATATTCCACCGCCAACTCATGAGGAACAAATTGCCGCAGCCGAACTGGAAAAGCAGCAATTGATTAATCAGGTCAACGAATACATAAACAGTAAGCAATGGCCTGGTAAAGCGGCGATTGGTCGCCTGAAAGGTGAGGAACTGGCGCAATATAATTTGTGGCTGGATTATCTGGACGCACTGGAACTGGTCGATACTTCCGGTGCGCCAGATATTGAATGGCCTACGCCTCCGGCAGTTCAGGCCAGATGACGTCCGGCGCTGTGCTGGTATCTGTTGCCGTTACCGCGTCAATATAATCCAGCACAGCGTTAAGTCGGGTGTTTTCTGGCTGCGTCAGCTTCCGCCCGGCCTGTAATTTCAGTTGAATCAGACTGATGGAAGCCATTGCAGCATCAATCAGCGACTGGCGCTGTGCTTCTGCAGCTTCTACTGCGGCGCTATGCTGTGCCTCGGTATCCGTCACCCATTTCTCACCATCCCATTTATCGTATGGCGTTAACGGTGAAAGCGTGACATAACCGTCTTTGATGGCACCGATATAATCCACTGTAACAGCTGCGCCATTTTCAGTTGAGTAAACGGTCTCATTGCGATGGTCTTCTTCATGGCTCCATCCCTTACCCGTAAATACTGCCACTCTTCCCGGAATGTATTCGCCCGGGTCAATACCAGTGGAACAAGCGGGCATACTTACGCCAGTATTAATATATTCATCAGACCAGCCCGTATATTCAGACGTTACTGCATCATAATAATAACAACGCATATCACCCGGCACTGTAGCCAGCCCATTTTCATCAAAAACAGGTTTCATTATGCAGCCCTCACAATATAATTAAAGGCGATGTTACGTGGACGGTTTTCATTAGCTGTTGGCACGACACGAGAGGCGTCGAATCCAAGGTCATCGGTTTTGCCTATATCAGTTGTGTTATTCGGCATTCTCGCAGATCGTGTTCCTGCATCATAAAAAGCCCCTCTGATTGCATCAAAAGACATACCGATCCCGCCATCTGCGAATCCCTCAATATTTCTTATTGCATCCCCCTGTGAAGATAATAATTGTCGCCCGGCATCCACTCCACGTCCGTCATCCCAGCCACGAATAAATTCACCGCGTAAATCAGGCAATTTATTTGTCGGGTAAACCTTTGCCAGTTCCGGGTATTCTTCAGCAGAAAAAGCCGCACCATTGCATTTCAGCCAGCCTGTTGGCGGAGTGGCGGAAGGCCACGGAACAGGCACACCAACGGGTAATGCCGAACCTTCTCCCAAACCAANTTGGTTTGGGAGAAGCGGCAAAACGGAATGTGGGCACAGGAGATAATCAGATACCGGATATGGGAGCATTCGCTTCTGGTTCGGGATGGTTCAGGCTACCAGGTGGATATATTGTTCAGTTTGGCACTTTTTCAGGAAACACGACCCGCTTTATCAGTGGACACTTCCCTATACCATTCCCTAATCAGCCGATGGTTTCAGTCAGTGTTATGTCTGATAACGTTCAGTCAGACCCGTCGATTCCTGCTCCGCAGGTTTTGTCTGTAAATTTTGAACATATCAGTAATTCAGCGTGGCGTGTGGCAACCAGTGATATCTCACAGCAATACAGATTCAGTTATATTTCGATAGGACGGTAGAAATGCAGAAATATATTTTCAGCGCCGATAAAAATGCGTTTTTCCCTGTGGAGCTTAAAATCGCTTATCAGGAATCCGGCGAATGGCCCGATGATGGAATCGAAATTGACGACACTGTTGCCGCCGAATTTATGAAGGAAGCACCAGAAGGAAAATACAGAGGTGTCATCGACGGAATGCCTGCATGGATTGATATTCCACCGCCAACTCATGAGGAACAAATTGCCGCAGCCGAACTGGAAAAGCAGCAATTGATTAATCAGGTCAACGAATACATAAACAGTAAGCAATGGCCTGGTAAAGCGGCGATTGGTCGCCTGAAAGGTGAGGAACTGGCGCAATATAATTTGTGGCTGGATTATCTGGACGCACTGGAACTGGTCGATACTTCCGGTGCGCCAGATATTGAATGGCCTACGCCTCCGGCAGTTCAGGCCAGATGACGTCCGGCGCTGTGCTGGTATCTGTTGCCGTTACCGCGTCAATATAATCCAGCACAGCGTTAAGTCGGGTGTTTTCTGGCTGCGTCAGCTTCCGCCCGGCCTGTAATTTCAGTTGAATCAGACTGATGGAAGCCATTGCAGCATCAATCAGCGACTGGCGCTGTGCTTCTGCAGCTTCTACTGCGGCGCTATGCTGTGCCTCGGTATCCGTCACCCATTTCTCACCATCCCATTTATCGTATGGCGTTAACGGTGAAAGCGTGACATAACCGTCTTTGATGGCACCGATATAATCCACTGTAACAGCTGCGCCATTTTCAGTTGAGTAAACGGTCTCATTGCGATGGTCTTCTTCATGGCTCCATCCCTTACCCGTAAATACTGCCACTCTTCCCGGAATGTATTCGCCCGGGTCAATACCAGTGGAACAAGCGGGCATACTTACGCCAGTATTAATATATTCATCAGACCAGCCCGTATATTCAGACGTTACTGCATCATAATAATAACAACGCATATCACCCGGCACTGTAGCCAGCCCATTTTCATCAAAAACAGGTTTCATTATGCAGCCCTCACAATATAATTAAAGGCGATGTTACGTGGACGGTTTTCATTAGCTGTTGGCACGACACGAGAGGCGTCGAATCCAAGGTCATCGGTTTTGCCTATATCAGTTGTGTTATTCGGCATTCTCGCAGATCGTGTTCCTGCATCATAAAAAGCCCCTCTGATTGCATCAAAAGACATACCGATCCCGCCATCTGCGAATCCCTCAATATTTCTTATTGCATCCCCCTGTGAAGATAATAATTGTCGCCCGGCATCCACTCCACGTCCGTCATCCCAGCCACGAATAAATTCACCGCGTAAATCAGGCAATTTATTTGTCGGGTAAACCTTTGCCAGTTCCGGGTATTCTTCAGCAGAAAAAGCCGCACCATTGCATTTCAGCCAGCCTGTTGGCGGAGTGGCGGAAGGCCACGGAACAGGCACACCAACGGGTAATGCCGAACCTTCTCCCAAACCAAGGTATGCGAGAAGACCCGCTACATCCTTTCCACTCAAATTAGTCAGCGTATTGTCCAGCGGTTGTTTACCTGCCAGTGCATTAAGCATTGTCGTGGCAAAGTTCGGGTCATTCCCCAGCGCCGCCGCCAGTTCGTTCAGTGTATCCAGTGCCGCAGGTGCAGAACCCACCATTGCCGCAATCGCCGATTTCACAAAAGCCGTAGTGGCAATCTGTGTATTGTTGACCGACTGCGCCGCCGTGGGGGCTGTTGGCGTTCCGGTGAGTGCCGGACTCAACAGCGGCGCTTTCAGTGCCAGCGCATTATTAATGGTGGTACTGAATTTCGGATCATTGTTAATGGCTACGGCTATTTCTTTCAGCGTGTCCAGCGTGGCTGGCGCACCATTAATAATAGCCGTCAGTGCAGCCTGAACAAACGCGGTGGTCGCAACCTGCGTGGTGTTATTCCCCGCCGCTGGCGTTGGCGCTTTGGGTGTCCCGGTAAACGTAGGACTTTCTTTCTGTGCATACTGTGAATGCGGGTCCGGTGCGGCAAGATGTTTTGCCATCAGGTCATCCACGTACACCTTCAGCTCCAGTACCTTATCATCCACATACTTGCGGGTTGCCAGCACTACGGCAGGGTCGATTTTCAGGGTGATATTGTCCGTGCTGCTGGTAATCAGCACCATGCGCACGGTCTGGGTACGCCCGCTGCCTTCAGCCAGTTGCGGCTTATAGCTTTCCGGGCAGTTTCCCACGGCAATCAATGCCCCGGACTCATCAAACAGGCCCACTTCACGTATCCACCAACCGCCCTCGTTTTCAGGGATCACCTGTTCAGCAATAATCTGGCTACTGTTCTGCGGGTCGATATAAAGCATATTCAGCGCAGCCCGGCGTTTCTCATTTACCAGTGCCGTCTGCTTTGCGTCCGGCGTTGGCAATACTCCGCCGCCATCGCCCACCGCCATATGGGTAATTTTTAGCGGCACACCGAGCGCGGCGGCGCTGGCAAGTTTTGCCGCGCCAATATCCGTCAGCAGGGTATAAAATTTTGTGCTCATGGATTCACTCTCATTGTGTCAATAACATGGACCGCCCCGCCTTCATGCGCGGTGCCACCGGAAATAATCGTTTCGTTGATATACGGATAGATCGTGATTTCTTCGCCAAGATAGCTGGCGGCTCCCACCCAATGCGGGCCGCTGGTCTGCAGATTGATGGACATGCCGATCATGTGGCGGCTACATGGTTTGGCATCGCTTATCAGTCGCTCAAGTTCCAGATAGGTATCTTCAGTGATGCCCTGGTCCTGCACGCCGATATCCAGGCGAAACGTGCCCGGTGCCTCTCCGGTCTGCCACCACTCAATAATGTGGATCAAAAAGCCGAACGGCTCCACCACCCGCCGCACGGCACTGGTGGTCCCTTTATGCTGATGAATATAAAAAGCATCCTTCACCACCTGGCGCTTGACGCTTTCTGTCCAGCCCTCGTCCCAGCGATCCACAGAGAACGCCCAGGCGAGATAAGGCAGGAAACTGACCGGACAGGTTGCCGGATTCCACAAGTCACGAAGCGGCACCTGCAGATCAGAAATCCCGCTGCAGGTTTGCGCCAATCGGCGCTCCAGTGGTGTTGAACCCGGTGGCAGCAGACTATTCATCCGTTCCTCCGTTGGTTACGCTCCACTGCGTACATGATGCCGCCTGTGTTTTGTTCAGGACCATATCCGCCAGAGGAGAAGCCAGCTCCACACGCTGCACACCCTCAACATGCAGGGCGGCAAAGATGGCGCTACGGCGAATATCCCGACCAAGACGCGTCTGACTGGCGATGTACTTCTGCAGGCTGGCTTTTGCCGCTGCCATTACCGGCTCTGCTTCCGGTCCCGGATAGAGAAAAATAGTGGCTTCCACCCGGTACGGGATGATTTCTGCGCTGCGAACCGTAAGACGGTCAGCCACCGGGCGGACGTTCTCACTGTTCAGAGCTTTTTCCACCACGTCCAGCAGGTCTTTTTCTGCTGTTCCATCGCCTTCGCGGCTCAGGACAGTCAGCACCACCTCTGCAGGTGCCGGACTGGTTGCACTGGCATC